GCGACCACTCTGTCCGCACGCCATTGCGCCGGAGTAGGCAGTGCTGATACTGAACGAGTTTCGCCAACGGCATAAACAGAATCCGTTCTTCCGTCCAACCAGTCTCTGCTGCCACGGCAAATACCTGTGCGGCTAGGAAGCCGGGTTCGTCGCAGGGAGGGGCTTTTTTCCGCCTATCTCTCCCATGGTTTCAACCTGAGCTGCTTCCAGTTCACGGCTTTGCTCTTCAAGACGCTTGAACGCGGTCTGGAAATCAGCAGGGGTGAGTCCACCGCAGAAGATCAGGGCGGATTCGCGGAATCCTTGATCGTGGAAAGACGAACGCACTACCTCAGGCCACGGGGCGCAGTGAGTGAACACAAAGCCCATGATCGCCGAGGTGAATTCCGGTGTGCCGTCTGTGGGCGTTTCGCCTTTCACCAGTGGATTGCCGGTTCTGAGGAGCACATCGTAACTGGCCAGCGAGAGCGGGCGCATGGCGTGGCCACCGACGATGGTTTCGACATCATGAAAGGCGGATGAGAGTAGTTTTTGGCGGTCGGTATCGTTCATAGTTTAGAGATGGCGTAGGTAAAAATCTTCTACAGAGGGTGAGGCATCGAGGGGGATGAGGGCGATCTTGCCCCGGCGTTTCACGCAGGCGAGTGGCACGTCCTGTTTCACCTTGTCCACCAGTCGCTCGCGATTGAGCAGTGCGCACTTGATGTAGGCGAATGGATGCTCTGAGTTTGCGAGATGCCAAGCGTCATTGTGCCATGCCTCGATGAGTGCCTTGGTATCAAATTTGCCGCAATGGCTTTGAGGCTCGAAGAACCAGACTGTGCGTTCCCCACGGATGCCATCACCAACGACGCGCACGAATGGCTTCTCGGCAAGCGGGATGCCCACTGCCGTCAATGCAGCGGCAAGACAGGTATTGCTAGTAGCGGTGGAGGAAAGATGCGATACGGCGTTCATAGAGGGATCTGGTTGTCGTTAGGATCAAGCACCACCACCGGCGGCGAGATATGGGTAGTGGGTCGCGGTGAGGTCGATTTTCTCGAAATCCTCGTTATTGAGACTGCGGCTGACTTGCATGAGAACTGTCATGCCGCCCGTCTGTTGCAGGTGTGCTGGGATGGCATTCGATAGAGCAAGTGCAGCTCCGATCTTACCACTAAAGGACGATGTCTTGGCCACCAGTCCCGAGAGTTTGATTTCGACTTTCTCCTGGTAGAGCGAGAGGCCGATGATTTCTCCGCTCTTGTTGAGCACAGGTTTTTCCTGGTTCGAATAATCGAATGAGATGTCGGTGATAAGGATCCCCGCTTGATCGTTCGGGATGCCCCAGTTGCCAGTAGTGCCGATGAAAGTCGCAGACATTTGCTGCGGTTGCGATGTCAACTGCATCACACGGCAGAGACCACGGCCTCGTAGCTCAGCACGGTTTCCCGACCACGAGATTCGTCGGGCGTGGTGACGCTTTCGCGCTCGATCAGGTCATGAAGGCAAAACGATTCGGAATCGAGATTCTGTTGCATGGTTGCCTTGTCGCGCATGAGCAATACCAGCTTGCCCGCCCACAGTGCGTGATCCTCGGCAGAGGTGTCATCCACCTGGGAAAACAAGTGAACGTCCATCTTCACGCGAGCTGTGTGTGGCATGCCGGGGATGGGCTTGGATTCCGTGGGATTGAGAACCACACAAGGGCGTGTGCGGATGTCGTCTCGGCGAGCGACATGGAAGGGCACGGACTCGGGGATTTCCGCAGGACGGTGACTGGTCATCCACTCGGCCAGCAATGACGATAAAAGGTCTTCGATCAAGTTGGGCATCTTGCTAGGATGGAGTCGTCAACCGGCACGACGACCCAGTGCTCGATTTGTGCGTTCATTGATTTTGCGTAGCGAGGTGGCGAGTGCTTTGCGCAGTCGTCCCGCTGCCACTTCCAATGCTAGGCTGACGGTCTTGTAAGTGGTCACGTCATCGATGTAGTCGAGCTTATTCACCAGCGTGACCGATACCTTGTCGCCAGTCTTGATGACTGCACTACCCGGAGCCTGCTTGTGACGAGTCGCCCACTGCACCGCGCCGCGAATCCTACCGCCAATCGATTTGCCCGCGTTAATCCATGAGCCTTTCGCGAAGCCAACACGCTTCTGAATCTTGGTGATGTATGTCTCGCGTGCCTTGGGACTAGTAACGATTTGCTTGGGCTTCTCACCACCGAGTTGCCCCCACTGATGCAGATTCGGATCGAGACGGCCAACGGCAAGGTCATTCCATCCGCTACTCGATTGGCGAAGATTGTTTTCCGCGCGTTTGAATCGTCGATTCTGGATGTTGGCCCAATAGCGATCGGCTGCTTGCGGGTCAGACTTACGCAGTTCCTCGTAGGCGTCGGATGGCAACGCAAATACACCGGCGATGTCTTTGGCCACAGCATGCTCACCAATCTTGCGGGCTTTATCAGAAAACCCGAACGGGCGGGTGTTACGGGCAAGCTCCACCGACAACCCACGCGCCTCCTGCTTCACAAGTGACTCCACCGTGCGTCCAATTTTTTCTGGATGACGTCGTAGCAAGCGCGCCACATCTGCAGTGCCATTGAGTTTTGCTGTGATACGCACGTCACTCATCGGTGGAGGATAGGCTGAGGGTGAGTAATGGAGATCGCGGATGGCTGCTGACGCGAGTGATGCGATAGACGGCACCATCCACCTCCATGCGTTCCCCGAGCTTTGGTAATGCAGCAGGAAATGCGAGCTTCGGAACACGCAGGCTGAGATCGGGAGATTCAACGAAGCCACCAATATCGAGTTGCTGTTCGTTGCGATTGCGACTGACCAGCACAAGCAGGTTGATGGTTTTCCACCGCGCCTTCACGCCGTGTTCCGTGAGAAGGCTCTTGAAGTCTGCTAGAATTTCCGCTGCTATATCCATGCCTGGCCATCTATGTCAACGTCATGCTCTAGATGTGATTTTAGTCGTTAAAGGGATGCAGAGTAGAAAGAGAACGCCCCAAAACAACTGCCTAGAACGTCTGATGATTCCAGGCGTTGGAGAACTTTAGGGAAAGTTGGATAGGGTGTGGAACGTTGGAACGCCATGAAGCTTATGGTTTTCAGCTAGATTTGAAATTGAAAACTAGTTTCACCATCTCACCAATATGTCATTAATCCCTCGCGCCGGCGCGGTATTATAGTCGCCCATTTTAACCGATGTTGTCGTCAGGCTTATGTAATAGATCCATGCTGGATCAAGTTTGTGGTTTAGCGTCCACGAACGAGTCAATAGCCCATTACGACTTACGGTTGACTGATCTGTAAATGAACTCACAATCTCTTCTGTTGCCCCTGCCGCTCTTCTAATAAGCTTCGCCGTTAATGTCGTATATGCCGAGCCTCCACTCCCCCAACTCGAATACGGTCCATAATCAAGACTGTACTTCAAGTCAATAGATTCGATCTTTTCGGCACCCAACGGCAAATCAAACACAATTTCAGAAGCGCTCCACCCCCCCATTCCTACGGGTAATCGATAGATTGTCGAATAATTAGGCGACATAAGTAACTGTGGTCGATAATCTAAACTGTATGATGCAATAGATAGGGCTTTTTCTGCCGTGACAGATCTTAATGCGAACGGTACTGCCAACACCCTTTGCCTTGTCGCTTGTGGTGTTCCGTCCACGCTGATGGCCATCCAGTGCTCTGCACCGCTGCTTAGAGCTCCTGTAACCCCACTCGTGCCGTAGCGGTAGGTCGCGGTGATAGTCTTACCGCTCGTTGGCGCACCAGCGTAATAGTTTGCTGTCACGCGGCGGAGGCTGTTGCTGTAGGCCACTCCGAATTCGTCCTCATTTGAGGATCCTGCAGACTGAGTCCATGTGTAGGTCCCGTCCGTGACACTCACCGTGCCCGCCACCACCGGGCTATTGGCGAGAACTTTTTGGAAGGTGGTGGATGTCCCGTTAGTGGTGGCGATTGTCTCGCTGACTAAGGTGTTACTTGTCCCTGTCCCGCCGAACTGGAAGGAATAAACACCATTGGCGTCTAAGGTCACTGCACCGATCGATTCCGTGTAGAGCACGTTGCCACCTGTCGCGGCGTCGTAGATGCTGATGGCAAAGGTCTTGCTGCCGGTGACTGGCGAGCCATTTGCAGCAGTGAGGCGGCCTTGGTAATTGATGAGGCTAGGGACCTGGGCGAATGCCGCTCCGGAGAGAGCGGCTGACAATAGGGTGGACAGAATGGTTCTCATGAATTGGTTGTTTGTAAGGTTAGGGAAGGACGACTTCGACGCGGAAGAAGTAGGTGGATGGGTGATTTGATGCGTGGAGGGGGCCTGGCGGGATGGTGGTTTCATCAAACGTGAATACCTTCTGGGTGCCATCTCCGGTGTAGCTCTGCTGGAGGGTCCAGCTGCTCAGATCCTTGGTGACCCAGACCTTGTAGTTTCTACCCGCTACGGTCTGGATCGGCATGGTGTAGATCGAGCCATTGTGCGTGCCTGTTGGCTGGAGTTTGGATGAACGGTCGGTCGGATTCGTTCCTGCCACATACTCCATCAGGTTGCTGGTGCCGTCGCCGTCCGCATCTGCCAGTGGGGTCACCGTTTGGCCGGGGAAGTATTGATTCTCCCACTGGTCAGGAAGGCCGTTGGCGTTCGCATCGGGATTGGCGGCGGCGTTTCCGGTGAAGAGCACCTGGATCAGCCCGCTCTTGTTCTCATTGGTTCCTACGGCTGAATTACCGGTGGCGAAGGACGATCCGATGGATGTATGGTTGGTCATGCTGCCAACAGACGCGCTGCCGCCGCCCGAGTCGATATCGGCCACGGCCGGAATAGCTGCGGCGAAGAAACAGATGTAAAGTAAATTCATCTATGTGAAAATTGGTTAAATCAATTTTTTGTCAAGAAAAATAGCAATTAGTGTGAAATTTACACAAAAACACCCCCTCCGTTTTCCCAGAGAGGGTGCTTGATGAGCCACTTGAGAATTACACCGGACGGGTGATGCGCTCGATGACCGGCTTGTTGCCCGTGGCGAAGCCATACATGAGCGTGAAGCTCACCTCCTGCTTGCCGAGGCGGCCGTCGTAGCGATCACGAACCTGGATGGATAGACCGGTGCGGGGGTCGGTGACGACGCGGATCACGGTGTCGCCGGTGTTGGCGGGGACATCCGGCACGCGGGCGGCCATGATGAGTCCCTCGCGGATGCCGGCGAATCCCACGAGACGCTCGCCGTTTTCCGGGAGGGCCGAGTATTCGATCACGGTGAAGCCATTCACGTCGGGCAGCATTCCGGTGACTACCACGTTGCTCGCTGCTGGGGTGATGTAGGCTTTGTAAAGTGCCTCGTCCTTTTGCAGGGCGTTGTAGTAATCGGAATTCACGAACATGAAGCGGCCCATGTCCGGGATGAACCGCTTGTTGAGCTTGGTGCTGATGTCCACCACGGCGTTGCGACCAAAGGCGGTTGTGGCGATTTCCGTTTTGTTGGTGAAGTTGGCGTTGATGATGAGCGCCATCAAGTCGTCACTGACTTTGCGGCCGAGTGCATAGGCCACCTTGTCGGCGTAGCGCTGGTTCAGGTCGATCTCGCTGGTCGAGCGTTCGACGTCGGTGATGGCGTAGCCCGCGTAGGCGTGCTTGTTGATCTTCACGCTCACGTCGACCTGCGCTTGGTCGTCGGGCACGTATCCGGTAGCAGGCACGAAGTCCTTGGCCACGGTGGGCGTGACGATGTGAGTGACGATGTCCTGGTTGAACTTCACGCTCGCCGAACTGAAGTCGGTGGCGATTTGTCCGAGGAGCGGGAATCGAGCCAGCAGCGTGTTGAGCGCGGTCTGGGCGATGATGGCGGAATTAACCGTGGCGTGTGAGTTGGGCATGGCGGCTTAGCTGTTGAAGAATGGCTTGAGGTGACTTTGAAAGAAGGCTGCTGCCTCTTCCGGTTTGCGCTCGGAAACGAGGCGGTCGTATTCGGCGGCGAGTTGGTCGTAGCTTGCAGGCGTTCCTGGTGTCTGACCGTCTCCTGCGGGGGTGACGCGAGCCGGATAGTTTGTGCCTGTAGCTGCGGCAATGCGGGCCACCTCGGTCTGGACGCGACGATCGAAATCAATCTGTGATGCTTCCAGTTCGGTGATGCGGGATTGCAGGCTAGTTGCCTGCTCGGCAGCTGCGTCTCGCTCGTTGGTGAGCGTTTCGAGTTGTGCGCTGAGGGCTTCCACTTCGCCGCGCAGTGTGCAAACGGCGGCTGATTCCTCTGCAAGGAGTTGAATCTGAGCTTGGTGGTCCCGATTGAGATCAGCGAGTTCAGTGCGGGCTTGGGCGAGTTCGTCTTCGATGGGCGTGTCCATTGCCAGTGATCCGGTGTCAACCGACGAAGAGTGATAGACACGAAGACGCCGCATGGCTTCAGACCTGTCCGATACCATTCCGGCGAGGTTGTGACGTTGCGCTTGTTTACCGCTGAAGGTCTGGCCTTCCATAGCTTCCGTGGGAATGGCTCGACCTTTGGCGAGCACTGCCGTGTGGAACTCACCAGCGATCTCAGCAAGGTTCGAGGAAATCAGTTCGCGTTGTTCATCGGTAAGTGGAGTGCCGGGCGCGCCCATGGCCTTGTATTTGCCGACGGAAAAGACCTCGACCTTGATGCCTCGGTTTTCGAGTGCCGCGCTGTTGTCGATCACCGTTTGCACGACTCCAATCGATCCCACTTGAGCGGATGGCGTGACATAGACGGCTCGGGCTTGGCTGGCGATCCAGTAGGCAGCCGAGCACATGAGTCCCGAGGAAAAGGCATAGACCGGCTTCTTCTTATCGAGCCGTGCCACCGCATTGGCGAGCTCAGGAGTGCCGGCCACGGTTCCACCAGGTGAGTCGATGTTGAGAAACACCGCTTTGATGTCGGGACGCGAAGCGGCTTCTTGAATCGCAGCTCCGATTTCCTCCGAGTCGGTCGCGCCCATCAGCACCCGGGCGAAGATGTCGGGCTTGCGGATGATGGGGCCGCTGATTGATACCGTGGCCACTCCATCCTCAACGGATAGAAGAGAGCTGGATGCTTGGTCACGGACGACTTGATTACCGAGCGCGCGGAAAGAATCCGCCGCAGCGATCATCGAACGAAGTGCATCAGGCTGAATCAACCATTCGCGATTTTGCAGGAGGAGCGAGTTCACGCCCCGGCGGCGGTGTCAACTGAACCAGCCCTTGTGATTTCTGACCCTAGCCTTCTACTGAAATGACGTATCCATTTCGAAATGTAACGAATACAGGCGAGTTACCATTTTGATTCCACGACCAGTTAGCGGTGCCAAGCATTTGAAATATATATAATGTCCAAACCTCTACTTGGCCATTTTCAGTAATCAGAGTCCTTTTACGACACAATCCCGCGTTACCATTACCAACTACATTCGCAACCTGTTCCTTGGTCATTCCAATTGAAACGTCCGAAATGGATGGGCCAGCAGGCATCGTAACACAACTGGTAGTAGAGAAGATTCCACACGCCAGAGTGACGCAGACAAAAGCTTTTAGTAAAAATGTGTTCATGTGCAAAATTCTTTGATGGATCGGTCGTTATTGTCAAGTCGGAAAAATTACATTTGCTTGTCGTTAACGGATTTAATCGCTGGCTTCCACAACATCTCGACTGGGATGCCGTGTTTTGCCGCCGTCTCAAGAATGAGCTTCGCATCGCTGGCCCGGCGCTCGATTTCCTCGCCGAAGTCGGCACCGAGTTCTTGGAAGTGGTCGGATAGCGTCTTGAGTCCCATTTCCACGTCCGCACGGTTCTGCTGGGCTTCCCGCCCGGCATCCACGGTCACACGCTTGGGCGGCACGGAGGAAATCTTCCACCAGCCTTCGATGGGCGGTAGGAGTCCGCGGGCAATTGCATCGCCAATCACGTAGATCCACACAGGCTTGATCAGACGACGTTCGAGAATCATTTGTCGAAATGAGAATCGCCGATCTGCTTTGGCTACGATCAATCGCACACCTGCCCCACCGACCTTGCTCGAATCCGCAGCGAACTCGAATGGGATTACACCGAGTGCGGAATCGCGTCGTAGGTGTTCGAGAAAGCCAGTGAACGTAGGTGATGGTCGATTTGACTGGAAGCTCTCCAGGGATTCGTCTGGCTTCAATGCCACGAGCTTTCCACCGACAATCCGCTGGAGAGTGACGGGATCACTCGGCTCACCAGCACCCACAGAGCCCCCGACTACGAAGTCGCCATTATCGTCGATTTCACCTCGTGCCGTTTTCAGAATTCGCGATACGTCGGCATTGTCCTTCACGGCATGTTTCTCCAAGGCTAGCAATTCGATTTCATCGAGGACATGATTGATTGAGTGCTGGATGGTTGGATGCGACCTAACGCCCCCGGCCCACTCGGGTTCATGGATATGTAAGATCGACGAAGCGGAAATATCTCGGGTATTCCCATCATCTTCCAATACTCGATAGAATATGGGTGCTCCCCATGCGTCGATCCCAACACCGTCGATGGTTTGTTTTGATCCGAACGCATCGCCAATCCGGTGAGACTCGATCAACTGGATTTTTGGCTCTCCATCCGAGTCGCGAGTTTTGTGGATGAAGTATTCCCCATCGATGTCCACACCTCGGCAAACGAGTGCCTGACATTCCTCAAAGGAAAACCTGCGAGTGATTTCGCAGCGAGCAGCCCAGAGTAAAAAGTAGGCTTCGGCCTGACGGTTCCACTCGGGCTTGGCAGATTGGGCCTGCACACGGATACCGTCCCCGGTCGAGTAGATGGCCATGTTTGCGACCAACTCGCGCATGAAGCCGCTGTTCTTGTGAAGGTAGCGAGACTTGCGCACGAGCTCCGAGCGCACATTTGGCGTGAGTTCATTGCGGGCATCCGTTGGTGCAGCTCCAGGCACAATGCCACGACGCGGCGACCAATTTGCTGCCTCAAAGGGTGATCCCCACGCCTTTGGGAGAAGGATGGGTGGAATCAAAGATCTGGCGATGGATTGGAGTCGGTTCATTTGGCAAGATGTCCGGAGATGAAGGATACGCCCCCGGATTTCGGGCGACCATAGGTGGCTGGGTCGAGCACGCGCAGCGCGTAGCCGCATTCCTCTAGCACTTGGTCAACGGGCATCGTGAACTGCTTCGAGACGGATGTTTCCGCGTCGTTCCAGTTCATGATCGTCTTGCCTTCCATGAGCAGCGACTTCGCTTTCTGCTGGATGGCGAGAACCTCGGCGACGGTAAAACCGGTAATGAAGAGTCCGCGTGCCATGCACGTCGACAGGTGTCAACCGTAAGACACTGAATTCACTGTCCGCTGTAGCAAAAAGTATTATATCTCATTTTTCTCCACTGCATCAACTTTGGCAGTAGGAGTCAGCCAGAGAAGAAAAAAACACACGGCAGACAATGATAATGCTCCTAAAGGGTATTTAAGGTATTGATCCCTGATGTCGATGATACCAGATGAGGTTGAATTGAATGATGAAGATGACAAACCAAATTGACCACTCCAAATCCTGTTAGCCGATATTGATCCAGCTTCTTGAATGCGTCTTGTAGTAGTATTCACCGCCGAGTTTTCGCTGCGATGATAGATTTCAACCGCAATAAGACCCACAACCCCAATTACTAGCAGAGTTCTGGCCAATAAAATAATTCTAGCTCTTGATATATTCATGCACTTTAATTTATAAGTGTTTTTTATTATTACTGTGAGCAAAGTCAAATAATTATTTGCTGAATTTTTCACCTCCCTCTCCATGTTGAGTTACGGCCCCGTGTGTCGATGTGAACGAAGCCTGATTTCTGATAAAAGCCCAGACCTCCGACGAACTTGCCAGCCTTGCGCCATGCGATGAGTCGTTCATAAACGCGCTGTGTGCTCAAGCCATCGAAGGTAATGTCGAGTGCGGTGAATTCTTTGTGCTGGCTGAATTGTGCGCCACCGACAGCTTTGTTGTATTCGGGCGAGCGGTAGGAGCTGAGGATACGGCATGGTCTGCCATAAGAATCACGCAGTTCATCGACAATGCGCAGGACAGGCACGATGTTTTTCCAGAGTGGTTGAGGAGGTGTGCTGTTCTTCACTCCCTTTCGCTGCGTCGCGAAATACGATTCGAATTCATCTGCGTTGAAGTGACGAAATTGTTGTGCTGCAAACCAGTCGGAAAATGGGCTCATGATTCTTCATCGGGGGTGTCAACTGTTGTTGAGGCTTCTCGTCCTACAATCTTGAGCATGGTGGCTGCGGCGACCTGCATTGATTCTGAATCAAAAAGGTGGTTCGGTCGTGAACCGATTCGCTCCCACATCCACTTGCCGTTCTTCTTGATACGGTGCTCGCTTTCCATCTGCGCGAGATAGTCCTCATCGATGTCATC